CCCCTCGAGATACTCTTGAGCTTGCTCAGACTGCAATCAACCTTGTTCAGAACCGCATCTGGTCGGCAGAGCGCGCTATGGACCGCGTTGGCGTCGAGGACCCAGAGGGCGAGCTTGACGTCATCCGCGACGAGCAGACTGACGCAACCATCAACCCAGCCGCAGTGCTGACGATGGGTAACTTGCTCCAGCTATTCCAGCAGCTACAGCAGCAGGGTATCGACACCCGGCAGCTTCAGCAGCAGCAGGCAGCAGCCCAGGGCCAGATGCAGGCACAGCAGCTTTCCATGAACGCATTCCGAACGGCAAACCCCCCGGCAACTGGGGCTCCTGGCCTAAACGGATTTGAGAACATGGCCAACCCGGCACCGCAGGCTCTTCCAGAGAACGCGGAGCCAGGCGTACCACTTGAGCAAGCACTTCCACCTGAAGGGACGGTAGCATAATGGCACGACGTCGAGGACGATTTGCGCGGGGCACTTCTGGCTCGCAGAATCTGACCACGCTCATCTATAGCATTCTTAGGGATCAGCAAAGCACAAAGAAGAGTGCAATCCTTAACGCCTTCCAGTCCAACATGAACGGTCGATCATACAGCGCGACGTTTGGTGGAGAGCCCGTTACCCGAGAGGTGGTCGAGGCTTATTACATGGAACTGATGAGCGCATACCCTGAGGGGAGCGTAGAGCGCGATAACCTGCGAGCAGAACTCATCGATTTCCACAACAAGGCAATCAACGCAGAGATTAACGCCTACTCCGCAGCCTACAAGGAAGGCGGAAACGCCTTCGGCTCCAAGATCGAGCTTGCTCAGTATCTTGCATTCCTACGGGATGCCAAGGCCAACACAACCAATGATGACGACAAGGACAAGTACAACCTTGAGGAATTCCTTGTAACTTTCAATGACGTCCATGACGACATGAAGGCCGATGGGGCCAGCGCCGGTTCCCTGGCAACGTTCTACAGGCGAGAGCTTTCTCGTGCCGCCGAGATGGGAATTACTAAAGACTCGGACTCGTATCGAACAATCGAGCAGTACCTTTCTAGCGCAGCAAAGGCTAGCGCAGCCGCGGGACGCCAGGCAGCGGCCCAGGCCGCAGCCGACAGCGTTGGTCAGCGCATGTCTGTCGCCGGAAACGCAATTGCATCAGCACTACGAGCAGCCGTAAACTCCGGAAAGATCACTGCCCAGGATGCTGTTGCCATTATTGGTGACGGAACAGGCAATGGCCTGGTCGCCCGGTTTGCAAATCTAGACCTCTCTCTTAAGCAGCGAATTCTCCTAGAGGGAGAGAAGGCCGGGGTGCAAATCAATGGGGAGGCATTCACCGCAGAAACATTTGTCTCCTATATTGACGACACTCGATCATTCCTAAAGACCCTTATCGCAAGCGGAAGTGTTGATGCTTCTTCGAAGTCAACCTACCGCTCGCTTCTTGGGGCATTTGACGCAGAGATCTCCGGCCCAGTTGGCCTAATGACCGACCTAGAGTCGGCCACCAACAGCGCACTTGACCTTGTTATCGACAACGAAAACGGACTTGGAAATCCGGTAATCAATACTGCGGCATACAAAAATCACGCAGCGGTCATTGCCGGCTCTGGCGCCTCTGCCGTAGCCGGGCAGGCCATGATTGACATCCTTAACGGAATGGTCCCCGACCCAGAGGCGTTTGGTGGGAAGACTGAACTATGGCAGCTTACTCCAGCGGAGCAGAGCCGTCTTGTTGAGTCTTACACGGGAAATGCGTATATTGCAACCGGCGGAATGCAAGACCCAGCAGCATTCATTGAAATGGTTGTAAGCGACTACTCCAACACACATGCTGTTACTACCGGGGAAAAGTTTGTTACTACTGGAATTGATGAGGACGGTAACGCGTCCGTATCAATCACCGATGAGCCTGCAGCTGGCGGTACAGCGTTTATTTACTCAGTTAAGCTTAGCAATGGGACCGTTGTCCCAGTGGTGGGCCGACAGACAACACAGGCCGTACTTGCTACCGATGGGTCGCAAATGGGGCAAGTAGTCTTTGACGTGGATTCTAATGGCCAGGTAAACAAGAGCTTCATCACAATGGACGGATTTAAGATGGACTATGACGATTACCAGAGGTGGATCGACACCAAGGGGATTAGGTCCGCAACTGACGCCAACGGAAACATCCAGGTAAACATCAACGGGCAAGACCCGCAGATGACGCAGTTCTTTATGGGAACCACAATTAAGCAGGACCCTGCCTTCGGTGGGTCAGTTAGCGCCACTCCGTGGAATGGAATTACAGAGGGGCAAGGTGCTGACGCGGCACGAGCAATCCTTGGAAAGAAGATTGCTGACAACATGGTGGGCGGCGCCCCTGGTTCCATTACGCTCGACACAGCAACTGGAAAGCTTACTGTAGCCGACCCAGAAGCTGCTCTTCGCGACTATGGAATCAACGCAACTGACCTTGAGGCTGTCATTAACGCCAACACTCAGGGGTCTGACTACAACGGTATCAAGACGGCGATTGGCGACGCACTGTTCCGAGTATCAGAGCGAACATCTTCAGTTGTCAAGCCAGGAGAATCAGACCCGGCTTATGCCGGCATCCAGGCCGCATCTGACCTTGAGGGCGAGCGCCGACGGGCCCAGAACGCGGCAAGACTCCTGGCGGAGCGCCAGGCCGCCGGCCAGGAAGGGTTCGACTTCTTTACCGCCGTTCAGGCATTGCTTGGAATCGGGGCAGGAAAGGGACCGCGTGAGCTTCAGAAGGAGCAGTACGACGAGGCCCGACGAAAGGCAAACGCCGAACGCATCATGGCAGAGCAGGCTGCACTTGGTAACACTGAGATTGATCCAATCACTGCAATCCAAATCCTGCTTGGGATTGGAGCAGATAAGGGCGGTCCAGTAAGCCTTCCACCAGTCGAGCCGGAAACCACTAAGGTCTCAACATCCCCATCTTATGTGGATCCAGTTGCATCGTTTTTCTTGCGCCACGCTGAATTTTCAAAGCCAAGCGAAACAAAGATCTCAGGACCAGCAAGCCTTGACACTACAAAGATTGGATCGGCGCCAGCAATCTCTACAATCGATTTCCGGTCAACGGTAAAGACCACCCCAACTCCGGTTGGGCCACCTAACACCGTCACTGGTGGAAAGCCACGGGCCTTTTAATGGGATACCTAGTAAAGGGCCGAAACCAGCGTAACAGGGTAGCACAGTACGGTAACGCACCTGTTCCATACACTACCCCGTCGCAGCCAGAGCCAGACAAGATTCAAGTCAACCTAGACCCAACCAACCCTGTTGATACAGTTCTTGGCGGACTTGGCGGCCTGTTTAGCGGCGCTATCCAGGGAGTTGGTGCAGTGGCCGGCGCAGTTGGATCGATCCCAGTTCTAGGTGACGTGCTCAAGGGAGTCGGCGGTGCCATCTCGACAGGCCTTGGGGCGGTTGGTGAAATTGGATTCAAAGACGGCCCAAAGATCAAGGACATCCCCACACCATTAGACATGATTTCCGTCCCTGGCGAGGCAGTCATGAACTTGTCTGCAGGCGTGCGAATGTCAGAGGTATTCGGGCAGCTGCCAGCGGATATCAAGCAGATGATGGCTTCTGGCAAGTCAGACCAAGAGGTTAGGGACTACCTGGTACAAAACAATCGTGGGTTCAGCGACAATGCAAACGCCAACCTGGGGTTTGCCCTGGTAAGCGACCCGCTCAACTACATTCCTTTCGGGGCACTTGCCAAGGGCGCAAAGGTTGCCTCATCACTTGCTAAGGTAGAGAGAACTGCAATCGCCAAGGCTGATGATATTTTCAGGGCAGCAGCTGCTGGCGAAGCCGTACCTGCGGAATTTGTATCTATTGCATCTAAGCGAGGAGAGCTCGTAGAGGCGATGGTCGGAAGCATGATCACGCCAGAAGACATCAAATTCTTGAACAAGTGGCGCATTGCAGGAACTCTGTATGACGCCACCGTCAGCAAGGTTGCACCTAAGTTCAGCGCACTGATGGGCGCAATGCGTGCCCCAGTCCTGATCGGTATGACTAGGTCACTGGGCAATGCACCAAAGAACGTTATCGAGGGCATTGCCGGGGCGGGGGCAAGGGAGGCAGCTTCAAACTTTGCTGAGTCCCTAGGCCGAGGCCTCATGCAGACTACAATCTTCTCCATGTCTCGCTTGTTCTCCCGTGGGTCAATGAACCTTGGACGAGAGCGTGCCCTTCGTGCAATTAAGACAGTTGACGACATGTTCCGATCCGGAAGCTCTTCTGACGATATTGCCACAAGGCTTCTTGACGAGGGCCTAGTCGGAACCAGGGAAGGCGGAATTGCTTTTGCCGACGAAGTACGCAATCTTGACGATGCGGCCCGACGTGCAAAAGTAAATGAAATTGCAGGTGAGTGGTCAAAGGCCACCGTTGCCCGAGCAGGTGCAGAAGCAGCTGGTGACTACAAGTACCTACAAGAGGCCGGAGGCATTCGAATCGCAGATACGGCCGACGAGGCGGCGGGACACATTGCGGAAGGAGCCCGAAGGTACGAGTCGCTAGATGAAGCCGTACTAGAGACACTGTTCGTTGAGAAGGCTGTTGCGGCAGCCTCCGGCAGTGGAAGCACTATGGTTACTCGAATTATTGGCGGAGCCAAGCCTGTAGGTGCGGACAATTTGGAAGACATCATGCGCCAGATCTGGCGTGAAAACGTAGAAAGAATTAGCAGACTCAGCCCACAGGCTCGTAAGACAGAGATGGCAAAGATGGTCCAGCTAGCAGAAATTGCGGCTTACGGCCGACAGGGCACAAACGCCGCCCAAGTCCGCGCCATCTTCGTGGCAGCGAAGGCCAAGGACACAAAGAAGCTGACCGAGCTTACTGGCCTAAGCGTTAGCGCGGAAAAGGCAGAGAAAATCGCGAAGCTCCTTGAGTCTGAGATTGGGCAGAAGCTTGCAAGAATCAACCTTGTTCGAGCTAACAGCCTGACCGATCAGCGCATTGCCGCGATCATGGAAATTGCCAAGAAGATTGAAGGCGGGGCCACCCTCTCAGACGAGCTCCTAATGGCTCTTCCTGATGACCTTCGACAAATGGTTATTGCCGCCAAGACAACTGACGAGCTTGCGGCGGCCATCTCTGGATACTTCCCTGATCTACACCTTCTCGTTGGAAAGAGTAGCACAGCAATCTGGGAAGAGATGCGGCAGGTTCTTGACAATATCGCAGAAAACGGTAATACTGTGACCACTGCATCGTCGGACGAGCTTAAGGCTCTTGTCGAAGTTCTGGACGAAATTGCCCCAGGCGCGGGAAACAATCTTGTTGAGCAAATGTCTCGTGGTAGTTATACCATTGGATTCGCACCAAAGTCCGGCGTAATTACCCGCCCCGTTACAAGAGTAACTGACGAGGCAATCGACATCGTAAGCGAGCCAAGCATGCCGTTCGTTGACTCGACGGCAGACCTGGCTGACGAGCTAAGCATTACCACAGATACATTTGCCAGGTCATCTCTGCGGAGGGCTGCCGACCGATGGCTAACCCCAATCTCCTCCAAGGTCGTTGAGCAGCAGCAAATCGATAACACGATTAAGATTGTTTCGGCCCACGGCGGTACAGAGGCAGATGCACGTCGACTGCTTTCGGCAATCGGTGAAGCTGCCCTTAAGCAAAATCGAACCCCAAGAGCGCTTGTCGCTGACGAAGGCCTTCTGCGCGACATCATGCAGAAAGCCCTAGGAAGCTCGTACAAGCAGGTTGTCGACTCTGTCGGAAGCGGGGACCCGCGACGAGTTCTCATGAAGATGTACGCCGGTACTAGCGAAGTTGTAGGATCAACTCAGTATCTTACGGGATTCCTTAAGACTAAGGTTCCGCAGCTTGCCCTCATCACCGACTTTATTTATCCAGCACTTAAGTTCAAGCTCAACCCGCTGTTCTTCATCCAGGAGGCTATTGAGTCTCCGTTCTTCAATTATCTACGTGGTATTCAGCGACAGCTTACCAGCGGAGAGTACGAGCTGGCCCACGGCTGGGCACGAGCTGTGCCGTTCGCAAAAAGCCGAGTTGGCGCCAAGCTTGGGCTATCCAAGCTCACCGGTCCGACAATGGACTCAAGCGTTGCATCTCTAGTTCTAGGACAGGGCGATTCCGCTCTTCGCGCAGATCTTGACGTATCCGAGGCAGTTATCTTCCTGCAAGGAGGGCTAGCAACAAAGATTCTTGCTGGTGAGAACGGCCAGGTAATTACATCATCACTTCGCCAGATGATTGCAGGTCGAGCCGGACAGATCATTGCTGGAATCGCAAATCCATACCCAATGAAGAACGCCAAGAAGGTCGAAATGGCCCTAAGCATCGCTCTAGACGAAGTGGCAGATAAGATTCGATTTGAGATGCCTCAGCAGTGGGTAGCAATGTCTAAGGCATACGGAACCAACAACCCACGCAAGGTCATGATCCACCTACTTCAAGACTCTGCAGCTGGATGGGTAAATCCCGTCCGTGTCATTGACGGTGCGCGCCCTCGAAACTTTGCGTTCTCTGGCCCAGGATCACTTGATGCGGCAAAGGCAGTGGCCGACGAGGTCAATGAAATTGCAGCTATGACCCTGGATACACCGCAGGCTATCGGTAACGCTAAGGCTAGGATCATTGCGCTCAAGGACAAGGTCAGGAAGTCTGCAGAAACAGGTAACGAAGTAAGCAGGCTCATGCTTGAGATCAACAAGGCATTTGCTGATGACGTCAATGTTGTCGAGTCGATTGCCAATCTTAAGAGGGTCTCAGATGATGCCTTCAGAATCTCGTCAGAGTCCATTGATGACTTCAGGCTTGTGAATGATGCCGTGATCGAGAACTTTGAGCCCGGCACGTTTAGGGGCTTTAGCCGAGAAAAGATTGCAGCGTCACTCGCTAAGTTCCGAGATTACGGCCTCGACATGCCGGGAATGGAGGCGGTAATTGCTGACCTTCGCCTTGGCAAGAAGCTCAGTCAGGATAAGGTCCGAGCACTTGGCTATGCAATGAGCCAGCTCCTTGACCTGCACGGGCCGGAAGAGGCGCTATTGTCAGCTATGAAGGAAACCATTCGAGACACCTCCAGGGTTGCAAATCGAATTCACTTCTACAACCCAAACCGAACCGCACTTGAAAGAAGCCTCAACCACCCATACCTGGCATTTTACCCACTTTCATACATGATCGGGAAGGTTGTGCCAGAGTTTGCTAGGGCGGCATTCGTGAAGTTCCCGTTTACAAACAGGACTGCTCCTTTTGCTGGGTACGAAATTGTCCGAGAAATTCAGGATCATATCGCTGTTGAGTCAGAGACCAATCCAGAGTTTAGAAAGTTTTTTGAGGACGCCTCTAAGTCAGATGTGGTTTTCTTGCTCAAACAGCTTTTCCCAGGACTTCCTGGAGACATCTCAGTGTCCGGCCCAAGGTGGGTAAATAGGACATATGCTCAAATGCAGCGGGCAAGCCGACCGGCTGTCGGTGGCAGACCGCAAGCAACTGTAGACCCTGGCTACGCAATCAGGGCACTGGCAGATCAGGCTAAGAGCCAAAGCGTCTGGGGGGTCGCCGAGCAGTTCGGCGGTGCAGTCTCAGAAGCTTGGGACTTCTTCCTGGGGCCAGTTGATCATAACGAATCCAATCCTCAGTAGCACTTAGCTACTGGGCTGGAGAAAATTTAGGAGGAACGCATGACGGACGAAGTCGTGGCCAACGTGGCTGTCGAGTCGACCACCAGCGATGTGCAGGACAATTTGCCTGTCTCGGAGGAGTCCACTCAGGGCACTGAGGATATCACCACTTGGAAGAAGCGTCTTGCTGGTAAGGACCAGGCGCTAACGGCTACCAAGAAGGATCTTGAGGATGCTAAGCGCCAACTCGAGGAACTCTCGAAGTTCAAGGCACAGATCGAGCAGCAGAGCCTTTCGGAATACGAAAAGGCCCAGTTGCGAATCAAGGCCCTTGAAGACGAGGTCAACTCAACCCGGGAAAGCGCGAAGCGGGAGCGGCTCGCACGTGAGTTTCCTCTCTATAGCCAGCTAGTAAACGATACGGCAGGACTTGACGAAGAGGCCAAGGCGGCCGCATTCGAGCGATTCATTGCAGCATCGAAGAAGGCTGAGGAAGAGACGAATACTTTCGTGGACCCGAACAATCCCCGACGTGGTGAACCCACTACTAACACCAAGCGCGATTCTAAGTCGATTTCGGCTCAGTTGATGTCGCTTGGCAATCCATTTAACGAATAGGAGTAGCATAAATGGCTACCACGAATACCGGCCAGTCCGGGTTCTCCGATCTCGTCACGCAGCTTGTTGCTGCCCGTGCCGAGGAGGAGCTCCGCGCTCGTGCCGTTCACGCGATGCCAGGGATGTACGTCCCAGCTCGCTTCATCAAGGGGACGAACTCCCTCCGCTACGCCCGCTATGCGGACCTAGCTCCAAGCACCGCGACCCTCACTGAGGGTACTGCACCAACTGACGACGCCTTGACGATCTCCTCGGAGTTCTTCACGGCTAAGCAGTACGGCGCAACGGTTGCAATCTCGGATCTCGCGAACCTCGATTCGCCACACGATCTGATCTCGATTGCAGCTGAGCGCGTTGCTTACAAGGCCGTACGCTCGATGGACAATATCGTTCGCGATAACATCCACTCGACCGTAGGCACTTCAGCAGTCTTCGGTGCCACCGGCGCTACGACGCTTACCCAGAACACTGCCAACTCGGCAGTCGCTGTGGCCGGCGTTCTCTCCGGTGCATTTGTGAAGCAGATGGTTGCACGACTCAAGGGGGCCAACGTGCCTGCCTTCGCAGACGGCTACTACCGCTGCATCATTCACCCTGCTCAGGAGTACGACCTAATCACCGATACGGCCGTCAACGGCTGGATCGAAGCCCGCAAGTACACCGATCCAACCAACATCCTTACGGGTGAGATTGGTCAGTTCGCTGGCGTGCGCTTCCTCGTGTCTTCGGACGCGAAGGTTGACACGGGCGCTGGCGCTTCAAGCGGCAACGTCTACTCGGCGTTGTTCCTTGGCCCAGACAGCTACGCTGTTGGTGACTCGCAGACGCTCCAGAGCTACTTCGTGGCTCCGGGCGGCGATCACAACGACCCGCTGGCACAGAAGGCCATCGTTGGCTACAAGATGCGCTTCGGCACGCTCGTCCTTGACGAGGCCGGTGCTCGCCTTCGCGTCTTGAAGACCCAGGCTACGGTCTCGGTCTAATCGGACGGGACACCGATACCCCCGCTCTGGCCTTTTGGCTGGGGCGGGGGGTCCCACTAGAATCAACGTAGAGGGGCGCCAGACGAGCTAGGAGCCCGGATAATCCAAAACTGGGGTATAGATACCCCCAAGGGTCGAAAGGGTCGGAAATGCTTAAAGTGCTAGTTTGGGGCCATGTCGAAGACGGCCCTTGCGCCTACTTCCGTGGGCACCAGTTTACGGAAGAACTTAAGAATCACGGAGTTGAGTACCGCGGACTTAACCGTGTAGAGTTTGAAGTTTCGGAAGAGGGCAAGGAAATGCCTCTGGCCGAAGCAATGGCTCGAGGGTATGTAAAGATTGACTCCTCCGATATCGACTGGGCGGACGTAGTCGTGTTCCGCCGATACTACAACACAACAATTATGTGCGGCGCAAAAGAGCCGTGCAACTTTGTTACATTCTCTTACGCAGATGCCATAAATCATCCGCACGGGTTCCAGGAG